CCAGTGTTTAAATCTTCAACTTCCATCCAACCAGATGGGTCTGGTTTATGACCTTTGGGGGTTTTGTCACCATAATCTTTAATTATTTTAATAGTTTCCCCTGTTTCTTTAATTACAAGTTTGTCTCCTACTTTTGGTTCTCCCGTAACCTCTCTCTCTTTTACAATTTCTCCTACTTTTTGTTTAACCTTCTCTTTCCCTCTTACTTCTAACTTCTTTAAAAGTTTTTCATCCGCTATCGGCATTAAAACACCAGCGATTTCATCGCCAGAATAAATAACCGCAGGATCATTAGACTTTCCCGTCTTAAGTTTAAAATATTTAATATGTTTTTTAAAATAATCAATATATTTCTTATCAAAATAAGATAAATTTCCATCAATATTTCTATAAACAATTACTTTTTTCCCTTCAAACTCACTTTGTCCAATTTCTTGTGCATCTTTTTGATTTCCCTTTTTAATAATACTTTCAATAGAAGGTTCTAATCTTTCAGGTTCCAGAAATTTCTTCTTTAGGTCTTCTTTTATAAACTTTTCCTTCAAAACCCAGTGCCCATTAGAATAAGAGCCATCTTTTAATATATATCCCCATCGTCCTCCTTCTTCCATTGGTGCAACATAATCCACTCTTACAACAGGTTTTTCTGGTTTTTTTAATTTTATCTCTTTGCTTTCCTTATTAAACAACTCCCTCCAATCTTCTACTGTTCTTGACTCAATTTTTAGTCCTTCTTTTATTGCTTCTTTTTCTTCTCTTTGTGTTACTTTAGATTTTACAGCCTTTTTCTCTCTAACTTTTAATGCCTCCTTTGCAAGTTCAACACCTTGATCAGCATCTCGTTTTACTCTTTCTATAGGCATTCTTAAATATGGATTTTCTCCTTCAGAAATAGGCTCAATCTTTTCTGTTTTAACTATTTCACTTACTTCATATATTTTTCTCTCCTGCTCTGCTAATGCTCTAATCCCCTCATCTGACAAGGAATTAACTGTTTTCTTATCGTGCCCCATATCAATAAGAACTTTACGAAGTTTATCTACATCTTTTATCTCTTTTAGATTAATTGCTTCTTTTTCGGTGGGAATAACAGGAACTTTTTTAGTAGGCTTTTTAACAATTTTTTTCTCTTTCACTTTTGCTATCTTCTCTTTTTTTCTTTCACCCACTTCAACCTTTTCTCGTTCTTTTATGTATTGTTTCACCGTCTGCTTTGTTTCCTCGCCTAATCTTCTGACTTTCTGTCTTAAAATTTTAACAGGAATTCTCTTACCACTTTTGTAGGCATTATAAACCCTATCAAGGTAAGCATTTTCTAACAATCTATTTACATTAGATTTAACATATTCAGCATAATCAGATGGAAATTTTTTACTTTTTTCAATAAGAATATCTTTATATTTATTAATAAATTCATCATAAGTTAAATCCACAACCTCATCTGGAATTACACCTTCAACTTTTTTCTTTTTAGAAACTGTTTTTTTCCCCTTGTCAATTTTAACAGGAATTTTAGTTTCTTTTTCAGGAGTATATTTTATTTTAATAATTCTTTCTTTAAGTTTTTCTACTCCATACAAATCCGCAAGTTTATTGAAATCTTTTTGGGTAATTTCACCTTTTTCCCATTTTTCCTTTAAAATCTTTCTTATATTTTCACTAACTCCTCTACTTATTCTATCTTCAATCAAATCCCGTTTTGACTGTAATTCAATTCCAAATAAATCTCCTATCTTTTTGTATTGCTTTTCTGATATTTTTCCAGCAAGTAAATCGTCTTCTAATGTTGCTTTAATATCCTCTTTTGTTTCTGGAACTTTAATTTCTTTTTCTGATGGCTTTACCTCTGGCTTCTCTGCAACTTTTTCCATTAATTTCTCTTTTTCTTGTCTTCTTAATTCTTCTTTGTCAATAGCATCTATAACTGCCTTAATGCGATTTCGTTGTTCTTCTGGAAGTTTATCAAGAATTTTATCAACTTTCTTTTTAATCCTTGCTTCCTTTTTTGCAATAACTTCACCCTTAACTGCGTGTTTTCCTGCAAGAAAAGATAAAGTTCCAAGTTCTATTGCTCCTGCAATTCCCTTTGTAATCTTATAGGCATCTCCCTTCTCAATTCCATCTATCACCTCTTCAACTTGGTCAGGTATATGATTAGCCATAGTTGCTGAAAATATTGCACCCAAAACACGACTGACTGCCTTTCCTGCCGTCCCAAGTGTGGAAGTAAGACCTGTGATAACAGCAAGTCCTAAATTAGTTGGAGTAAGCATTGATAGTCCAAGTTCTTGCCACGCTTCTTGAAGTCCTCTTTGAATTTCTTTTGCCACTTTTATTGTTTTGTTTTCATCTTCGGGCAGGGGTTTTTCATATTGTTTTTCTATTAGTTTTTTGAAACCATCAATATACATAGGGATAGGAGTATTAATAAAATTAGATATTTTTGTAGCAATCCCTTCGGGAGTTTCTAAATCCGCTTTTACATTCTTAATAAATTCATCTATATCTTTGAATTGTTCAGGGGGTTTAGGTGCGGTAGAAGTAATCGCAGTAATACCTTTTTCAGAAGGTCGTTCTATCTCATATCTTGCACCTGCACCAGAAGGTTTTTTAATTCTTTATTCTTTCTGCCTCTGTTTCTCTTGATAATAAGCCTGCATAACTTCTGGCGGTTGTCCCTCTTGATACATTTTCTCATAGACAGAATAATTAAGCGGGTCAAGAAGTTTTAATCCGTGAGCAAGTTTACCTCGTTCCTCTTCTATTTGCAATTGTTGTTCCTCTTTTAACCTATCTTCCAGTTCACTTTGTATTAATTGAGTTCTAACTTTCCTGTATGCTGATGCTTGAACAGATGGAACTGCCTGGGGGAATAAAGAATTATAAAATTGCTCAAATGAACCTACATCATAAGTATTCCTAATTTCATTATATATCGCCCCTACATTAACAGGGTCGGCTTCAAGTGTTTCTTTAAATGTATCATAATCTTCTGGAATTAAATACCCATCAAGTAAAAGTTGTCTATGTAAAGCACGAATGTTACCTTCTGAAATACTTTTTAGAGTATCTAATACAGGATTTTGAACAGGAGCACTGGAAATATCTTTTGGGTTATAATTCATTATTGCCCTCCTAAAATCTCATCAATAGGTTTAAAGCCAGGTATAGATTTTTTAGGACTTTCAGATGTTCTTAAAAAAGGCAATTTATATTTTTCTCCATACTCAACCTGTTCTACATACTTAATACCTTCCTCTTGTGCTTTTCTCAATATATCTCTTTTTTTCATTAAATCTTTAAGTTGCTGTTCTCTCATTTTTCTTATAGCATCTAAATCCAAACCTCCACCACCTAATCTCAACATTCTTGTTGTTTCATATTTAGACAAATCCTCTTGCGATATTCTCCTTATTAGATTATCTATTTGAGTTAATCTATCAGATATTTTAGTCCAACCAAGTTGTTTTGCCATATAGTCTAATGCTGCCCCCGAACCATATGTTTTTCCTATTTCCTCTACTCGTTCTTCTTCAAGTGCAGATGGTAATAGAGATTCTGGTTCTTGTGGTCTTAAATGTGGGAACACTTTGTATATAATAGCCTGTTGGTGTTTGGGCAAACTTTCAACATTTCCTTGACTTTGAATTAGCCAATCTGTTGCCTGTTTAGTTAATTGTTGAGTTGGTGGTAATTCTTTTGGTTTTTCCTTTGTTGGTTTTTCACCGAATAACAAATATCTTTGATATGGAGTTAATGATTGTTCTCCTCCTGTCTTAAATTGTTCATATGCCTTATACTTCTCCTCTGCCATCTTCTCCTGTGGGGATTTAGGTTCGGGTTCTCCAAATGCTTGTTTTATTATATCTTGCAATAACCTTAATTTATAATATCTTGCTATACCTTGTGCCATCTATATACATCTCCGTGTTTAGTCTAATGGATAATTATAAATACTTAAATCTGGTGTATAAGCTGGTTTAGATTTTTTAGTCTCCTTATATCTATAAATAAACTTTCCTATATTTCTTTGTTTCTTTTTCATATAATCTTCAACTGCTTTTTGTCTCTCTTCTGGTGTTTTAGCACTCATAACTCTAATTAATAATTCTTCAAGGTCTGCCTCCGATAAAGCATCAAAAGTTTCCATATCTATTTGTCTCTTTTTAAGCCATCCCATAAATGCATTTGCAGTTGCAGTTGAAAGCCCAGAAATTAAATCTGCTAATGCTTGTTCCTTTTGTTGTCTTCGGAGTATGTTATATTCATATTGCCGTTTTGCAAACTCTTCTCGTGCTTGTTGTTTGGATAACTCATTCTGGGTTTCAATTTGAGTGGTAATATCTGCAAGCCCTCGCATTCGTTCCCGTGTAGGTTCGGATATTACTCGTTCAGTTGCTATACTCGGCCCGAGTTTAGAATATAATTGACTTCTTAATTCTGCTTTCCGTTGTTGTTCTGCTTGCCCTAATTGTTTCGCCACACTACCAAGAATTCTCTGTTTTGCATAAGGTGAGTAAGTCCCTTCAACTGCTCGTTTTCTTAACATTTTTCCATAGGGAGTTGAAGAGAAATCAGGTAAACTTCTTTTTTTGCGTGTTAAATATCCATATAAAGACCCACCTGCTTGAACCACAGGTGATACAAACGGCATCCACCAATAAGCCATTTTTTATAACCTCTCTAACTTTCTTTCAACTATAATAGTGTTTAAAGTTTTAATAGACATATTAGTTCTCTCTTCAAGTATTTGAGATTTAGTTGGTTTTTCATCTATTGCTAAAAGTTCCGCAGATGCATAGTTAATAATTAAAGGATGTAAAACAGAATTGAGAATACTACTTTGAGACCCAGAAATACCCAGCGGAACACGATAATAGAACACATCCCCTTGTGTAATAGTTGTCGGGTGAATGTAGATGTTATCATTAAGAATATAACAAGCAGGAAACACATCCGTAATAGGTTGAGTGTATGTATTATTTAAATCTGTTAGATTCTTAATATCCAGAACCCTTGCATAGTATCCCGCACTACTTTTGACCGTAATCAATCCATCCTGCCCGTTTAAAATAGTTTTAGATAAAGAAGACACAGGACATTTTCCATTTGTAAAAGTTAAATCTGTATCTACATATCTCAATTCTGTAAGATATGCTTTATCAATTAATACTGCAAGTTTAAGTTCCGCCGAAGTGAGAGAATTATAAATATCTTCATCAGAAAACCTCATTCCATCTGGGTCTTCTAATATTTTTCTCACTTCTGTTAACATCTGCGAACCTGTCATTGGTTTCCCTCATATTGTATTTTAATTCTATGTAATTCAAAATCGTTTTTATCTTGGTCAATGGTGTAAAATCTTAATCTAAATTTTTTACACCTTTGTCCTATATAAAGTTTCTCTGTTTTTAAAGTATCAGATGAAGTCAAAGATAATGTTTTAGAAACAGTAGAATCGTTGTTAATATACACATAAACCTGCGGGTCTGAATACGGATTTGGAGTTTCTTTATGAGTCACCCAGAGATACTGCACAGGTTCATTCCGTTCATCTGATATAGCAAAAGTTTTTGTTATTAAATCTATTCTTGTATCCCCTTTGATATTTGAAGAGTAGAACTTATTATCAGAACTATTATAAACTATCACATTAGCAGTATCATCCAGAACCATAATTATAGGATTAAAAGATATTGCCATTTTTATCTGTCGCCAGTAATTTTCACTTATATTGTAAGCCCAGAGATTATCTCCTAATAGGAATATTATTTCATTATACTTTTGATTATAAGCACTTCTGATGTTTTCTTTTTCAGATAGAGTAAGGTTTAAATAAATATCTTCAATAGGTGTTGTAATTTTTAGTTTCTTGCTCGGTGTATTTGCACTTTCCGCAAGGTCATTAGGACTGAATTTATAGATACCATCATAATAACATACATATAAATCCCCAAGAACAGTAATATATCCATAGGGGGCAATATTTCCAATGTTATATACAGATTCTATAATATTCCACAAAGCAGGATTAGTGGGATTAGAACGAATATTAATAATTGAGATATTGTTCTTTTTCAGTATTACAGGGTTTCCTAATAATTCCGCCAATCCTGTTATTTCCCCTGCACCTCTATTTGCAAATGAAATAACATTAGAAACAGGATTAACATCATATTTACCTATTTCAGAATAAGAAACCCAATCCTCGTGAACTTCATTCTTTCCACCAGGGTCAAGAACAATATTAGCCTGCCACAGTCTATTACCTATAATTTGAGCAAATTTACCATTAACTTTAAGAGAAACTTCATCAGGATAAGGATGTTCTACACCTTCAAGCAATCCTGCATCAAGGAAATAATAGTTTGCATAATCATTTCTTTTATCTACCCAGTATAACCCGTTTCCAGATTCTAACAAATGCCAGGGTTTTGCAAGCGTGCTATCTGCATCAGAGAGAGTAAGAGTATCAACAAAATGTATAGCTTTTCCGAATACTTTATCTGCAATGCGAATTTCTCTAACTGTATTAGAATAAACTGTGCTTTTATCAAGAAATATATAAGCCCCAGAAAGGTGTCTATTCCCCATATCAATATTTGTTATAACCATTTGTTTAGATGCAAACGCACTATCAGAACCACTTGCCACTTCATAATCATAACTCCCCGAACCTGTATCTGCGTATAATGTCCAAGAAGTGTTCCAGATGTCGTATTGTAAAGGTCGCTCTGAATAATCAACTTTAACAATTTCTTGCCCACTACCCATATTAGGCATAAGTTTAATCAGCGTTCCACCTATATCTATCTCATAAGAGTTATTAACAACATCAAAAGCGTAAGAAGTGAAATTACTATGCGGAACATATATTCTGTATTCACCATTATAAGCCGTGTTATCAGGTGAACCTAAACAACTATCCTCTGCGGTTCGTAAAAAATCAAGGGTTTGAATTTTATGATATATACCATCTTGGTTGTCGCTTCTATAAATATTTAATCCTGTTATCCTCCAAGTATGCCCCGATATAGAAAACGGGAATTTAAGAATACCATATTGCCCATCAAGATAATCAACTACCAATCCATCATTTGAAAGTAATGATTCTTGGTTTCCATCATAAATCCAAGAATACTTATAATATTTAGTTTCAGTAAAACTCCCACTATCAAGTTTCGCATAAACAGAAGCATCTATTTCTGGTCTTTGAATTAAGGGAACTTGCGATACTATAAACCCTTGTGCAGTAAGCCCTTCATCAAAAAACTTTCTATCTACATATCCATACCATACTCCTTTTGCTTCATTACCATCAACTTCACCAACATTCCCCGCAAGAAATCTAATAACTCCATCTGCCTGAATAACAGGGTTTATTCCGTTGTTATGATAATAAGTTTGGTCTAATGATAATTGTTCCCAATCATTCGTTGAAGTATCCCAGTATTCTAAAATTAAAGTATCATAAGGAACAGGCATAACCGTATAAGCGAAATATCTAACTCCACTCGGATTGGTCAAATGAGAATTAATATAAACCGCAAAATTATCAACTCCTACATTACTATCCCAACCTATATCTCCAAACCCAAATGTCTTAACAAGTTTCCCATAAACGGGACGAAGATTTTGCATCACCACAAAGTATTCAGGCAGTATATCCTCTAAATCCGCATTCGTAAATACACCCTTGAAATCTCGTATATCAATATATCTCGGTTGAGAATAAATACAAGAATACAAAAATACAAAAGCACAAATAATTAGATATATTTTTGTTATAATTTTATTCATATTGTTTTATTTTCTTAATCCTACAAATCCTTTATAAGAACTTCTTGCTTGTGGATTAACTTTTGAAGTATCCCCGTAAAAATGGTCAATATATAAACGATACATTGGGTATTCAATCTGGAATTTATAGATGTTTATAGAATTAATATTAGGCACAGAATCCGTAAGAGAAACCGCAGGAACATTTAGAAGTGTATCATTCCATAGAGCAGACTTATAAGATTCAAGCAAAGGTGGAATTCTAATTGCTGGTTGATAGCGTAATCTAACCGCGTTCCGTCCAAGACTATCGGAAGCATTCCCACCGTATTTGCCTGCTACTGTATCAACTTCAAAATATATTAGACAGGTATCCGCATTGAGATAATTAGAGTAAGCGGTAAAATCAATGAGAACAGTATCAATAGGGTATTTATCGGTTGCGGTATTAGTTAAAGTTCCCGAGAAATAAGAATTAGGTAAAGTTTTGTATTTGTTCTGTGCTAAAACTATAACAGGAATACTTAAAAAGATAACTGTTAATATAAATTTTTTCATCTTATTCACTCTCTTTTATTTACCAACTTGTTTTAATTATAAAAGTATCATCTGATTGGATTTCAGATTCGTATCTATCTTCGGGTAAAAATCTACTTCGTCCAAATTTAATACTATCCGTTGGAGAATAACTTGCATTAAGATTTTGAATCTCAAATAATGTGTTCTCATAAATCCTTCTCACTGCTGGAATTCTGTCAATAAAATCTTTAAGTGCGAGACCAATTATAAGTTTCTGGTATTCTCTCCGCAATTCGCAGTTAACATTTTCAGATTGATTAGACGCTAAAACCATCCTTTGTGGTTTCTTTTTGTAATAAATATCAATAGTTGTATCTGTTCCATCATTAGGTTCAATATGAATTTTATTACCACGAACATAATAAACAGGGTCATTAGAGTTAAAGGTTTTATTAAGGCTTTCATACATTAAGAATTCTTTAAATGAAATTTTCAAACAGAAATATCCATCTGTAATTCTAACCGCATCTATGCCATTTGGTTCATCAAACAGATTATATGTTAGATTTGTAATGTCATAATCTCCATTGCTATCAAGAGATAAAGAAGTTTCCAATACATCAAGTTCAGTAAGAAGATGTCGTTGTAAAAGTCTGCATAATTCGTCCTGTGCCCAGTTAAGTAATTCCACTTTAAATTGAGATGTAAATTCTTTTTCTGTCGGGTCTTGCAAATACCGTCCAAGTATATCAAGCATTTCAACAAGAGTTAATCCCGTTGCCGTTACGAGTGGAGTTCCAACTATAAGAAGATTGCAAAGTATTTGACCTGAACCTATATATCCATAATCGTTTCTTGCTATTTTGAAATAAGTCGTTGTCGGGGTTTCTGTTAAATATGCCCCTACTTGCTGATTAGTTGATAAAGGAACTACAACAGGAGCAGATGTAAAAGAAGACGGCAAACTGTTCCCATCTTTATCAACTAAATTTGAATAATAAACCGTCTGTGGACTATCAGAAGTCCCCGTTAAAACTAAATCTTTTATCCAATATTCTATAAAACTCATATTTGTTTCCTTATTTAAGGTGCTCTAACTTTTGGTTTAATTACACCTTTATCTACTTTTGGAATTATTGTGCCTTTATATACTTTTGGAATAATTCCTTTTAATTCACCCTCACCACTTGGAATTGTATAATAAACTTCAATCTTTGGTCTTTCGCTTGCGGTAGCATAATCAGACGAATACCACGCCAATTGTCTATTATCAGTCAATTCAACCATCGCTATCTCCCATCCATAATAAGAAAGAATCTCACTCGCAAATGCTTGCACCGATTTCGTAACATTAAAATTCCACCAAACATCCACTCCTATACTCGAAGAAAGAGTATCGCTATTATAAGTTGTATTTCCTATTGAGTCTGGTTTCGTATTATATGTCACTGTTCCCTCATTCCAACTTTCTATCAAAGGAGTTGCAAATACATTAAAAGAACCTCCTACTACAGAAATCATATGAGCATACAATCTAATATACGCAGAATCAACAACTACTGGTCCTCCCGTTAAAGAATCAACTAAACCAGGAAACTCAATCAAAACTGTTCCGTCATAATTATTTGCCATAACATATAAATCCTCGGAAGTTCCATAGTTAGTTGTAGGATTATTTGAGATAACATAAGTATCCTTCCCATCCGTCGCATCTGGTTGCCAACTCCAAGTCGGGTCAACAAATCTAACATCATATTCAAACTTATGAACAGCCTTTTTGCCAACTTTCTTCACCGTTTTCAACTCAACAGGAAGTCTATACTTATTAAGAGCCTTTACATCAGTAAGAGTTGCTATCACTTTGCCATTTTTCTTGAACTTGAAATGCGGTTTCAGTTTGATTTTTTCCTTTGTAATAGGACTAGTAATATAACTCCCTGTATCTGCTTCAATATCAACCCCTTCAACTTCGTATGTGAAACTATCTACATCTGAAACTTCAAAGTTATCCTGCCATATACCATTTATACCTTTCCCGACATAATTCTTAATACCTTTAATTCTATATTTAATCGTATCCTTCCTGCTTATATTAAGTATCCATTCCCCTTGCTTAATAACTTTAAACGGTCTTGCTATCGTTTGAGTATATACATATCCCCTATTTGTTCTCTTTACCTGTATAGGATTATACTCATACAAAACTTCCTGTGCAAATATAGAAACAGGGAATAAGAATATAAAAAAAATTTTTAACAATCTCATATTACTTTTTTCTCTTTTTAACTTTTTTCCAGTAAACCGCAGCAGCAACTCTTTTACCTGCTTCTTTACTACCATATTTTTTGGCTGCTTTCTTTGCTATCTTTTCAAAGTTTCCAGTTTTATAAGTCCGCCCTAATCTCTTTACTGCTACACGCCCCCGTTTGCCTTTTGGTTTTAAACGAGCCATTTTAGTTCACCTCAATATTCCCTTTTAATATATCTTAAACTTACTCCACCAAATCTTAATGGATACACATAGTCATCAGTCCACTTTTGCATTTTAAATTCAACATCTATCATAACTATGTCATCTGGATACCAATCAACAGAGTTTAACTCCGCACCAGTTATTCTCGGGATATGAGCATAACTCCACAAAGGGAACGAAGTAAGATACATACTATAAGAAGTCTGAAAATCAAGACTATCTACAACGGTAAAAGTAATACTTGCTCCATCGTATCTAATCCTTTTAACTACAACTTTCGCTTGTCCATACAGATAATCAGTGGAGTAAACTCCAACTGATATGCCACTATCAGCCCAAGCCACAAAATCATTTGGTATTGACCATTGGATATGCGCTTTTATATAGTGCCACTGAACTTGGGGAACATCCTCGTTCAACATCAATTTATAAACATTTGCCTTATTACGAGCATCCGACCACTTAACTGTATCATAGCAAGCATACACGGTTATCTTGTGGCTATCTGGATTAGTAGTCTCTGTTGTATCCCAAACAATCCCAGGGATTTCTGGAAGGAGTTGAACTGTCTCAATACGAGTAAGGCTATCAGCAGTTAAGATATATTTACCATTAAATAATAATGTATCGCTTTTTGAAGTTAAATTATTATTACCAATAAAAACTGTATCTCTTTTAGCCTTTTGAACAGAATCAGAAATCGCAGAATAAAGTTGAGTTTTAGTATCTTGAACAGAATCAGAGATTAACGGATTTATTTCTATCTTTATTGTATCTATAATATCTGCTTTATTATCCCCTAAATATAAGTTATCCTCAACCCACACATTTCCATATCCATCAACTCCACTATACCAATTTGTTCCAAATACTGCTCCATAATCAGTCCCATAAGCCCATAATCCTATATTTGTATCTGCTCCCGTTGAATAGGTCTTTGTTCCTATACCAATATAAACTTTACCTGTTCCATTATCGCCACCAACACTATATAACCCTATTGCTCGCTTTGCAAATCCACCTATTTGAGTTCTTGCACTGCTATATGTTCCAATAAAATCTCCTTTAATAGAATCTTCTTGTGCACCTATATCCCATAAATTCCCCTGAATATCCACAACAACAAAATCCGCTCCATCAGGAAAAGTTGCACCATTAATTCCATCATTTATAAATCTCACCATCCTTCTATTAGAAAAATCATTATTCCAATCATTCCCAACATAAAAAAATGGAAAAAGACTATCAACAGGAATAAATAGAATAAAATCTCCAAAAAATCTCCCTGTGTTCTTATTATACTTCAATGCATATATAGAGTCGTCAAATATAACTTGCTTCGTATAAAACTTATTCGCAAATAGAGAAGATGTAACATACATACTATCCAGTGTATCTGTCCCAACCGTATCAACAAACAATTTAGTAACTACAACAGTATCAAAATGCATAGGGGAAACAAACCAGACTGTATCCCTATACGCTTTAACTGTATCTACATATAAAGTCCCAGAAGTAATCCGCCATCCTTTACGAGAACCTACCTGTGGTTGAGAAGGTGGACTGGAAATTAATAGAAAATAAAATAATGCTAATATGAAAGCAATTATAACTGTTTTTCTGTTCATTATAATCTCTTTAATCTTTTATAATAAGTAAATATTTACCCTGTGTGATAGATAAATCTCCGTAATCCATCATATAAACCTGAAACTGTGTTTTTGTAATGTTTGTAATTACAGCATCTCTTTGGTTTTCAGGTAATCGTTTTATTATCATAAACGGTATAGAAGAAAACCCCCCAGTTGGTAACTGATTACCCTCAATATCTTTTAAATCCTCAAACTTTATTGTCTGGGGGGTATCAGATGTTCCTGTTATATAAGTATTATCTGTTCCATCAAGTAAAACATAATAAATCGCCATTTATCTATCCTTTTGAACTACTTTCACATAATCAATAGAAACCGTATCATTACTAACTTCAAATGTAGGAACTAATACGCTATCAAATGGAATATAAGTTGTAATTGCTGAATCTTGAAGCCCGTTTACATAGGGAATAACATTATTTGTATCATAAACTACAAATTTAAGAGTAATCCAAGATGTATCAGAATTTGCTGTAATTTTAGTTAAAGTTCTGGAAACAGTTGTTCCTGCACGCCTGCTTCGGAAATAATATGTATTAGTTCCATAAGGTTTCTCAAAGTAAATTCCACCAAACGCAGACCCGTTTCGTACAGAATCATCATCCGCAGTAATAAGACCAGCAACAAAACCAATATTTGTGGTGTCATTCAGAAATACTTTTGCTTCAAACTCAATTTGTCTATCACTTTTCTGAATATCGCTTGTTTCCCTTTTAGAAGTATCTGTTTCAATAACTGCAACTATACCCTTTTTCTGAATGTTTACCACTGTTGATTGAGTTCCACCATTGTTTGCTAATGTAAGAATTCCACCACCATATTTAAGGGGAGATGAAAACCTATAAGCCCCAACAGTAGAGATTTCAATTTTGCCAGTGGTGGTCGTCATATAAACATCCCAGTTGTTGGTGGTATCAGGGAGATTATAAAAATCATCAAAAAACACTGCGGACTTGAAAGCATCAGGATAAAGTATCCCTTCTGTAATGACTTTCCATACTGCACGATTAATATCTGATTTACTTTGAGAGAAAACAACAGATGGAACAAGAATAAGTATAGCAAGCCATATAGTTATTAACTTTTTCATTTGTTCTTTACCTCACTGTTTTAATGGTATTATAAAAGGGGATAGACTAAATGTTTCTATCCCCTCTAATTTCTTGTTTATGACTGACTACCGACTTTTTCCCAAGTGGTGCCTCCATCAACATTCATATAGAGATTAGGGTCGGTTTTGTCGGTTGCATCCGTATCAATGCATAACGAACCAGATGGAGCAGTAATAACACCATTAGGAGAACCTTCGCCAACATAGAACCTGATAGAACCTAATTGGAAATAGTAATAACCATCATCATCTATACCAGATACAATCGTCACGCTTCTTTTGTCAGCCATTGATTGTTCAAAAGCCATTGTTAACCTCCTTTATTAAAAAATTTATATTAATTTGAAGAATAAGATTTCGGTGATAGAATGTTATATATACAGGTCTGCGACCTTCTATTTGAAATTACAATATTTCCATAAGCATTAATTAAAGAAGTTCTTGCATTCAAGTTTGCAGATTTTACAAACTCTGACGCTGTGAACTTTGCACCTGAATTAAAGAACATATACATAAACTCTGTGTTAATGAAATATATTCTACCATCAGTATCTCCTGTCTGCGCTGCAACCATATCGTCATCCGCAACAATAGGAATACCCCTGAAATTAAGTGCCGTAAATCCAATATCACCAACCATAACTTGCATAGTAGTTCCGAGTTTTTGTTCGTGCAGGATTTGTTCAGTCAAATCCCAGATATACTGCGGAACTATAATACAATCAGGGTTCTTGCCTGTCTGATATTTAGACTTCGCAACTCCACGAGCATAGAGTTTAAGTAAATATACATCTTTGGAACTATCTTTTAAATCCGCTTCCTGTGTAGCATCACCAGTAAAAGAACCATCCTGCAAATCAATCATATTAGATTTCCACCAAGAATATTGTGTTCCAGAAGCAGGAATTCCACCAACGGCAGTAGAATCATCATCGTTAATGAGATGGTCAATAGTATTCCAACCGTTAGAATCAGGATTAGATACACCCCTTGTCCAGAGATAAGATGCAAGATATTCCTCAATAGAGCGCTGGATATTTCGGAGTTTAACATCAAGAATATTCTTAATAGCCATATCAGATTTGCTTTCAAGTTCATCTTCAAGATAGATGGTAAGAGAAGCACTTAACATCTTGGGAGAATACTCCGCAGCGGTTACGAGTTCCTCTGATGCCAGAGTGATTGGTTCACCTCTTGCAAGAAAATCTATGGTCGTGCTTTTTGCGTATTCAAGCGGAACAACAATAGTTCTATCGTTGTAAGTTTTTGCTTTTTGTTTCAGTTTCGCAAGAAGGAAATGATTAGCAGTAAAGATGTTATCATACAGAACAGGAAGATACTTCTTGTTTATTAACGCTTGAATAGTATTATAATTAAGAGCCATTTGTTATACCTCCTTAATATGTAGTTTCACCAGTAAAAAGTTTATCTTTAAACTCCCCTAAATCAATCTCTTCGTAATCTCTAATCTTTTTAGGCGGAGTTTTAATTTGTGTTGCCCCTACATTCTTTTCAACCGTCTTTGGAGTTTGTAATGTGCGGTTTTGCTGTTCTTTTTTCAATCGTTCAAGTTCTTTAACTTTTCGGTCGTAATCCAGAGCCTTATAAGCCTCTTCAAGTGTTAAAACTACACCTGATTCTTTATATCGGTTTTCCGCATACTGGACTATTTCGTCAATATCAGAGTCTTTAAGTTTGTATTTCTGTTTAAGTTGTTGTGCATCTTCATTGAACGCCCTCTCCGCCTCAATTCGTTCTTTCTCTTCTTTCAGTTTTTCAAGTTCATCCAGATATGGACTTCGGTATTTATCAATATCAACTGTGAATGCAGTCTTGAACGCTTTTTGGATTTTCTCGTCTGCGTCCGCTTCAATAAGAGTATCTTCAAGAATTTCAATCAAATCAGGTGAATTTTTAACCAACTTAACAAACTCCACCAACGGTTCTGCAACCTTGCGAAGTTCAGCAACTTCTTGGGCTTTTTGAGTGTTCTCTTTCTGCCATTTCTTTTTGTTTTCAGAATCTTTAAGGGCTTCAAGTATTTCCTCTTCCGTTAACTCTTTATCCGCAACTTTAATTTTAGGCAGTTCAGGTTCAGTCTCGGGTTCTTTTTGTTCTAACTTTTCTTGCCCTTCTTCTTGCCCTTCTTGTTGCTGTTGCTTCTCTGGTTGCCCCTCTTGGTCTTGTTTCTGCTCTCCCTGTTCAGACTTTGTAGTCTGGTCATCGGAGGTATTCTTTGGCTCGTCTTGCTCCTTATCGGGTTCTTCAATAAGGAGTGACTTTAAATCAACTTCAATAGATTCATAAGGATCAACAGGTTTAGGTTTTGATACGGGAGCAACTTGCGTATCATTACCATCCTGTTGAACCTGATTAGTTTGACTTTGATTAACTTGATTATTATTATTCATTTAATTCTCCTTTTAGTTGGTCTATGAAGACACTAAAATAGAGAACCCTATTATAATATACTAAAAAGCATAATATTTGTTCCCTATTTAGTATTTCTGGCACGATTTATGCACCTATTTTGAACACTTCTAATAGATTATTTTTATATTTCAATGGTAAATTAGCGAAATCTTCTGTATTAAGAAGTTCAGGAAACTGTTTTAGAAGTCTTGCCATTGTTTCCTCTTCTGGGCTTCCAATCCATTGTTTTTCAGTGCTTAATGATTTAGATATAAGTTGTGTAAATTGGTTATATGCTTCATTCAGGGCTTCTTGCCGTTCTTTAAGTTGTGCTAATCCCATTCGTTGATAGTATCGGGATATAATTTCGTCTCGGTTTTGTTCATATATAGTTACATCTTCAATTCCGTATATACCTGCTTTAAACTTTTCAATCCGTCTTGCTTCATCTTCAAACCTGCCAGATGGAAGTCGGATACCTGTTACAACTTCAACTTCAAATTTAGCATCACGGATTGTTTTAGCGGTGGTTTCGTCAAATCCTTCTTCGCCTTCTCGTCTGCCATATTTATCATACCGAGAAAGCGGGTCATATAAAGTATAAGCAGGTTCAGTTGCGGTATAATCACGAATTTCTTTAACTTCCTCATCAAGGTTTTGTAAGAGATATGTTATATATCGTCCCATTGAGATTATGAATGGGTTTATGTATTTTTTGATTTTATATCTGACTGCTGTCTGGGCTGCTTCTTGGAGTTCTGCAATTGCAATTCCAGCAGTGATACCTAATGGTCGGCGTCCTTGCGTAACATCGTGAACACCTGTGATTGTATCAGTTAAGCGTAAAAGCCATTCAAGAAAGTTCCAAGTATGTGAAGGAACATTTGGGGGAACATCCCAGGTTATATCATCAGGTTCAATAACTTCAATCTCTTCACCTGCAACACCAAGTATTGCACTTTCAAGTTGTCTTGCGAGATGTTTACGGATTTTACGGATAGGATTACCTTGTTTTTTGATATTATCCGCAAGAGAAGACATAACTTGATTGAATGCTTTAATTTGGGATTTAACAAGTTCGCCTTCACCTATACCGAATATAGAATGTGCAGTTTTATAGTTGCCAATCATAAAGTAAGGTAATAGAGAGAACTCCTCTGGTTTTATGATACCATTCACAGCAATCCCAATAGGTTTATCTTCAAGAATTCTATTTCCAACCCATACGACTGCTCGTCCGTTTGGGTATTTATCTAAATCTTCGTCCATAAAATAACATTCTTTAACTAATGCATATTTAGAATTTAAAGGCTGGTTCTGTGGGTCTTCTACAAGATGGAACGCACGATTTTCATCAAGGTATCCTTCTGCGGGAACTTCAACTCCATAAGTGCGTTTTATGATGTCAATATGAACAGGAGTTGCAAACATCTGGTATAGACATTCAGTTCGTATATCCATTCCTGTGGAATAAGGTGCAGGTAGCCAGGTAAACGGGTCAACTAATCTTGCTTGGATAGTAAGTTTTTTAAATGAAGTTCCATCGGGGTTAGTGATTGTTTGAATAACAGGTTGAATTTCGCAGAGACCATTAGAATAATTAAGCCCGTCGTGTATAGTATCAAGGATTTTATCTACAAGTTGTGCCGAGCGTTCTATTTGTGCTTTGCGTTTTTGAAGCATATTAGCAAAAAATCGGTCGTTTTCCTCCTCGCCTATGATGTCAAAAGTAGGGAGATAATCAGATATAATAGCCATTTCTGTTCGGATTATAGCAAGTGCAAGATTAAATTTTAGTTCCGTCCATCCTTTTCGCCCAAATACTTCCACCTTGTTAAGATAAAGTTGTTCATTTTTACGCCATCGTTCCCGTCTGGGTTGTATATATTTAGTTGCCTCACTAAACCATTCATTAAGTTTACCTAAAAGTCGGGTTTCTTCATCAGATAAAGACAAATTAGGTGCAGATAAAGTAGTTATTTGCTCATTCATTGCGTTTGTAATAGGTTCTGCCATTTTTGTTTACCTTTTCATTACAAATATGTTAATAAGTTATACACTTATTCACTGATTTTGCCATATAAGTTAATAAACGCCCCACATTCAAGACAAAACAGGGTTAATTTTTCAAAATATTCCCCGTTTTCCTCTATAATTTTACTCTTCGTTCGCCTGAATTCGTCCCAATCGTGATTTTCACAATAAGGGCATTTAAAATAGTTTAAATCTATTTCATAATCTTCGTTATTCTGGAATAATTTTTGCATCTTTTTTTGCATCAATTTGCATTAAATTGTTAAAACTCTTGCTAAAATTATGTTTAAGTCTTCTTTCACTTTAAGAATCTGTCCATTTGTAAGGGTTATTAATGTTGAATATGATTGAGATTTCCCATTTTTGTTATTTTTAGCAGGTTCAATATACGCAATACTCGTTGGAAGAAGGGTAATTTTCCGTGCTTTATGTCTCTGGTTTATTTTTTCCATTACTGTTAAATGTAATACTTGCATAAAAACCTCTTTAAATTAATAATCGTCGTCTCCCATTATGATATTTTCGTCTGTTCTCATAGTTATTTTTTTAATTATTTCAGAAATTATATCAGTTTTAACAGGTTGCACATACTCTTTGCCTTCGTATAGATGCATAATTCCGTATCTGCAAGCGTCCCCTGTATCATCTCCACGCATTTTCTTTACATCTTCGGGGCGTTTATCGTCGTGTATAAGTTTACGAAGGTCATCAAATATCCATCGGTAGTTTTTGAATATTTTAAGTTTAGGTTCGGGTTGTTGTTCGTTCCATTCAAGGTATTCCATAAGTACCTGCCATCCTACAATTCGGTCTTGGTTTGCTTTCCTGACATATAGTCCTCTATCTATCATAAGGTCTGCCATTGTTGTATCCACCATTGCCTCGTCTGTTTTAATTCTCGCCCACAGGTCATTACTTGCAAAAGTATCTATTACTTTTTCAGATGCGGGAGTAAGAGATAAAATTTCAGATGCAAGCCGAGTGACTACCATTTCGTTTACTTTAAGCCCCCGATAGATATATACTTTTTTATCAGGAGATACTGCCCACCACAGGCATACTGCATTATGGTCGTATCCCCAGTCAAGTGAACGGAACTTGAACCAATCTCTTGGAATTGGAAACGGGTCAATTAGATGTTTATCCTCACGGAGTTTCTTAAAGAACTGCCCGTAAAATATATTAAAATCCCCATCAAGGTATCCTCGCCGTAAATCCTCTGGTAAATCTATAAGGTTTTTAATATATTCGGGATTGGACTCTATAAATATAGGATTATCCCACACTTTTGCCTGTATGAACCTATAATGTTTAGGCTCTTCACTGGGAGTAAAATTTCGGTCTATAAATATTCGTTTAACCCATTCGTGCCCTATACCGCCTGGGTTGAATGTAAGCAAGAATTTAGGTTTAAAGTTCGGGTATTTTTGTTTAATTTTTGGGTCTTGCCGTAAAGATGTTTTTAAGATTTTGAACACCTCTTCTTCGTGCTGTTCTGCCTGGTCTAACGCTATGTCGTCGTATTCTATTCCCTGATAGTCATAAACATCGTCTATGGAATCTAAATGACGGAAATCTGTAATTGAACCATTGGGATAATGAATTGACCGCTCTTCTGCACGATACCATTCCTTCGTGAAAGGATATTCCATAAAGAATTTTCGTATATGATTAGCACGGAGTTGAGGGAATGTTCGCCTTATTATTACCCCTACCGTGCCTGCATATTTAAGTCTGCGGTATATTTCTCTTGCTCGCACGAGATAAGATTTTCCACCACCTTTCGCACCACCATATCCCACATAATAACAATCTTCATTCTCAATACAGTTCAACGCTTTTAACTGTTTTTCCTGTAATTTTATGTTAAGTTTTATATCCATTTCGTCATCTAATTATCTAATTTGCAACAGGGATTTCTTTCAGTTTATCTTTCCTTATCCTTTTCGCTTTTCTTTCGGATTTCAACGCCCGCTTTATATCCACACGACTAACTTTTATATCTATCAACCCCTTTGACTCTACCTTCTGTTCAGATTTACTCCTCGGCACATATATTCCACCCATTTCAAGAAGTTTTATTATAGCATCTACTTTACCTTTTTCTGCTTCTCGTTCCAGATATTTTATGTATTTATAAGCATTCCGCTTGCAATAAGAATGCACCTGCTTTTCTATCTCACCATTCCCGCCCAATTGCTTCACTCTTAACGCAATTGCTTGCTTCGTCACCCCTAATATTTTCCCTATATCTTCATAAGTCGCAAGCGGGTTCTGTTCTATCACATCTATTAACTCTTCATCTGTGAATTTACCCATAGTTTATCCTGTATTTATCTTATAACAGTTCTAACCTTTTATTACTACTATTTATATCGTTATTATCTATATGATAGTTCTAATTATAATAACTCTAATCGTAATGATTTTAATTTTCTGTAATAGTTTTAATTCTTGATGTAATATTAATAATCATCTAACCCCCCAAATATTTTACTTTTCTCAATCGCAATTCTTTCCTCCTCCGTAAGCACATTGTTCTTCAAATATTCTATATCCTGTGCCATCTCCGTATTCCTTTTCCTATTCTCTCTCTCCGCTCTATACCCCCTCACTATAACCATATAAATCCGCCTCAATATAAGATAACAAAAAAATATAAACACTAAACAAAAAAATACCAACACATTCAATACTATTCCCAAATACATTTACACTTCTCCTTATACTATCCCTATCTCTTTAACACATAAATCCCCCTTTTGTTCCCTTGTTTTTTACCCCCTTTACCCTAATTTCAATAATAACAACTATTTACATTTCCCCCCTTTTACACCAGAAATATTTTACCATACCACCCTATTTGAAACTTAAATAAGAATTCTTTTTTGAAATATTCTTATATACCACCCTACCAAAAAGTGAAATTTAGACTTATATTGGGGATTGGAACAAACCATTACGATTTCACACGCGGGCGTCAATGTGCCTCAACCTTTTGCAAGTGCTTGTTTTTATTCAATTTATAATACCAGCCCGCTTTTTTTGTTTTCTCAATTTTAATTCAATATGATATAAATGTAAAATAATAGGATATAAATGTAAAATAATAAAATAGAAGATGTGAATAGTGAAGTGTATAATAGATGCAATAAATAAAGTGATAGATAAGATAATAATAGATATGATAATGATAGATATGATAAATAAAGCGGGAACAAATATAATAAATAAGTAATGAGCAGTCATAAAACAACAAAACCTTCAAAAAACGCTCAAAAACGCCTCATACAGCCCGTTTGTCTCAAAAACCATATAAAACCATTACCAGCCTTCTAAAAATGCACCAGCGAGCCTGATAGACGCCTTAAAACGCATTTTTCAATCTATCCGAGCATAAAAAAGCCCCCAGGAACGCCTGAGAGCCATAGAAAACAAAAAGCCATAGTTTCATATATCTTACACTAAAAAATTGCACCAGCAAGCGTAGTAAAACGATTTACCTGCCAGAAAACAAAAAAGCCCGAGCCAAATGACCCGGGCTGTTTTTGAATTGCTTGATTAACGGTTAGGTTTGTAAACATTAATATTGAGATTAATAACCTGTCCCTTATGAGCAATCACATCCTTGCCGTATGAACTTGCAATAAGTGTAGATTTACCCGATTGAGATTGACCAAGATTAGAATTCAAATCAACTGTAATAATCAATTGATTACCTTGAATTTTGTAAGAATATCCCTTCATATTATACACCCCCTTCCTATTTTAAGGTTTTAAAAGAACTAAAAAATTGCTGACAAAATATAATAACAAAAAAAGAAAAAATCAAGCCATTTTTTACATATACCACAATTTATTGTTTTTATTAGTTTTACAATCACGCCAAACACAACACAATCTTCAATACAATACAATTCACATTTGAAAGTGAAAGATAGTATAATCCCTTGATTTTATCCCACTTACCTATACCTAACTGAAACCTCGTTTAAAACACTGACATAATGACAGGATTATTAGAAACGGATGATTTGTTTTTATTGGAGTTAAAGAAAAAAGAGACAAGTTGACAGGATGGGGGGATAAAAAAAGGGATATAGAGTATTTCATCTATAACCCTTTTTATAAATTAAGACTAAATCACTTAATTATTATTACCCTTGATTTTGATATTATTCTTTCTTTATCATATTCATATTCAGCATAATATTCTCCTGGTTTCAATGTTCCTTCAAATTGCCAATCAGACAAATAACCTATTAGTGTCTCCGTTGGATTTTGGTTGTAAATATAATCAGTATAGTTTTCGTCAATATTTTCCAATTGAGTGTATTTTACTTGCTTTGGTTTCCTATAATAAATTCTAAATCTTATGTTATTCATAGTTTTACCTCCTTTCTAAACTCTTCTTCGTTGAAATTTGAATAATTATTTTTAAAAAAATTAACCAGAAATTCTAATACAATCTCTTTTTCAAGATTATTTAATTCTTTAACAGCATTTGCGAAAAGAATGTAATCTTTCTTTGTTATCATTTTTACCTCCTTTCTAATTAGTTCCACTAATATAACCTACTAAAAGGATTAAAATGAATGTAATGATATAGATTATAATTGTTATGATTTTCTCTTTCATTTTTCCCTCCTGTTATTTATATTTTCTTAAAGATATTAATAACTATATAAATTTCCGTTTCTAATCTTTTAATAACAATTACTCCAAATGTTCTATATTTACTCAAATTATCTTCAAACCAATTCCCATTTAAACTAAATTCATTTATCTTACAAGTATAGAATGTAAATGTCTTTATGCCACCAAGCCTAATCCTTTCATTAGTCAAAAAGCCTGAAATATGTAAGGGTTTACAATAACTAAATTCACTTGCTATTTTATACTTCATTTCAATGCCTCCTTTCTTTCTGCTTCAAAATACCACGCATTGTCAACAAGATATTTCCCATTCTCTTTCTGTATAATCTTAATTCCGTGTTTGTCCATTAGGTTAACTATCTCCTGTATATCTTCCTTCTGTTTCTTCGCATTCTCATTATGTTCAATTCTATCTCTATTCTGAATAAACAATACATATAAGTCTTTCATAAGTTCATTTTTATGAAAATCAGGAGTGTTTCTATCAAAAAGAAATCTATTAGGATTATCAATATAATTATGTCTTACAAGCCATTCATAATTTTCTATAAAAGCATTAACAAAAGAAGATAAGTCATCTTTCCAACTTTGAATAAATCCATATTTATGAAACATAGGAATATAACCGCAATGAAGATGAAGAAACTCATAAGATTCTTTACTTAATTTACTTAAATCTTCTGATTCTAAAACCTTCTTTAAATTGTTATAAATTCTTTCATTTTTTCTACGCATAATTTACCTCCTTTCATTTAAGATAATTAATAAATTCTCTAATAAATATTTTATATTCTAATTACTCTGAATGTCTTTGAACTATTCCACTAATTCTTTTAAGATAATTAAGAGCATTTTCTTTCCTTTTTTATTATACTCCCCCTAGTTGTAATAAGCAAAAAACCATATAGGTGGGTTAACTGCAAATATTGTTTTTTATCCATTTTTCCCTCCTATATAAGGATACAAATGCATTGATATTTTATGATTTCGCATATCAATAACAACAGCATCTTCAAATACAGATTTCACTTCTGATTCTTTATACGCTCTTATTACTGCATTTCCTAATACTCTTTCAATAAAAGTTCCACTAAAAGCATCTACGAAACTATTTCCAGAAACTTCATTAATAACAACACCATATTTATCTCCCTTTTCAGAAAAAACATCCTCACCTATAATCCCCACACAAGCATTTCCAGAAACAGAATCAATCTTTACATCCCTTTCAACAAATTTTACTCTAACATATCCATTAATAGTATGTATTATAACATTTCCATAAATCCTATGAATATACGCATTATGGCTAATAGACACAATTTCTGCATTCTCACATATATCCCCAATGCGAGCATTTCCATTAATAAAATTTACTTTTGTATTCTCTTTTATAGAACCTACAAAAACATATCCAGATATAGAATTTACTATCGAACTTCCTTGAATATTATGAATAAAAACATCACCTTGTATTTCTTCAATTTCAGTATTTCCTTTTATGGTATTTACCCTTACATCATCACCTATCATTAAAACTTCACTATTTCCATCAATAATTTCAACTTTTGCATTCCCGCAAATATAAGAAATTTTTGAATCCTTTATAAACCATCTTCCACTGTTAATTACTCTCCTTTCTTTTCCAATTAAAAAAGCATTTTCTACACATCTACTAAACGCTTTAAAAACCTCATCCTCATAGAGAGATTTTTCGAACCAAACAGGTAAAATGTCTTGGTCAATTTCTAACTTCCAATTCTCACGATTCAAGTTAAAGACATCTCCATCAATCGGAAGCAACTCTACTCTTACCAAATCAACTTCATTATCCTTTAATCTATACATAGTAATTATATCCTCGTGAGAATCAGTATTCCTATTCCAGTAAACCCTATCTTTTGTTATTAGACAACGGAAAAATTTACACATTTTAAACCTCCTTTCTACTGTTCAAACTAATCCGTTTTTGAATAAAATATCACCAACATATTCTCTTGCTTTTTCATACCTATTTTTATTCCAGTTCAATTGAATTTCCTTTGCAATTAAATCCCTTATTATATTGAGGTTAACATAAGGAGAGTTATCTCTGTATTTTTCATACAGAAATAACACTTCCTTTTCCAAATCTTTTTTACTCATTTTTACCTCCTTTCATTAATTTTAAATCTCTTCAATTTCTTCCATACATTTTTTAAACCACCAATAACTACAACTAAAATAATATCTTGGGAGTCTTAAATTTTTAAATTTTATAGAATAATCAGCACTCCCAGAGCCATAATCAACAACTTCAATACTATCCCCCTTTTTCATTTTGCAATTACAAATTCTAAACT